GTCTATGGCAATGCGCAGGTCTATGGCAATGCGCAGGTCTATGGCAATGCGTGGGTCTATGGCAATGCGCAGGTCTATGGCAATGCGCGGGTCTATGGCAATGCGCGGGTCTATGGCGATGCGCGGGTCTATGGCAATGCGTGGGTCTATGGCAATGCGCGGGTCTATGGCAATGCGCAGGTCTCTGGCAATGCGTGGGTCTATGGCAATGCGCAGGTCTATGGCGATGCGCAGGTCTATGGCAATGCGCGGGTCCAAACCTTAAACGTAACCGCCACACGCACCGATGGCTATACTTTCCTCGTTGCGCCTACGCCGGAAGGTCCGCGTATTATAGCTGGTTGCCGTTACTTTACTTTCAAGGAAGCGGAAACGCATTGGGGTGCTGGCTATCGCTGCGAAAAACTAGGCGCTGAAAGCCGATCGATTATTCGTCACCTGAAAACAATGGCCAAGCTAAGCGGCTTCGACAAGCCCGTGAAGGATGTAGCATGACCCGCACAGCCATTCTTGAGAGCATAGCCGTTGCGCTCTTCCCCCTGTCGCTTGTTATCGCATGGGCGGTGACGCTGTGATGGCCAGCCAAGCGCAACAATGGCGCGTCTTGGAAAGCGCCTTTCGCCCCTATGTCAGCGACGAAGCATTTCATTCGATGGATGAAGCCAATCCCTTTGACCAGCAAGAGTGGGTCGAGTGGAAGCAGGAGCAAGATGATGACAGCGACTATTGGGCATAACTCGCCCCCGCCTGAAATGGCTTTCAGCTTGTCTATTGACGACCTGTATGAAGAAGCTCGAAACTTCATCGACGGAACGGCAATTGAAACCCAAGGCCAAGCCGACGCGATAGGCGTTATCGTGTCCAGCCTCAAGAAAATCCGCAAGGATGCCGACGCCGCGCGGGCAGAAGAAAAGCGCCCGCATGACGAAGCGGCAAAGGCCGTGCAATCCAAATGGAAGCCGTTGCTCGACAAGGCCGACCGTGCCGTAACAGCCGCACAAAAGCCGTTGACCGACTATCTGCTACGCCTTGAGCGTGAACGGCAACAAGAAGCGCAAAGGCTGGCAGAAGAAGCCAGCAAGGCCGAAGAACAGGCGCAGGCCGCAATGCAGAATATCGCCAGCCTCGACGACGCCGAGCGCGCAGAAGAACTGGCCAAGGAAGCCGACAAGTTGGCCAAGGCTGCCAAGCGCACTGACAAGGCGAAAAGCCATGTTGCGGGCATGGATAGGGCTATCGGGCTGCGCACATACTGGACAGCCACAGTCACCGACTACGGCGCGTTGCTTCGCTGCATGAAAGAAGCCCGCCCCGACGATTTGAAAGCCATGTTGCGCGATTATGCGGAAGCACAGGTGCGCGCCAATGTGCGTCACCTTCCGGGCGTCTTGATTGAACAGGAAAGGAAAGTCGCGTGAGGCTAGATGACTTGAAAAAGCCTTTGCCCAAAATCCATTGGCGCTCTCAATCCATGAACAGGGAAGGCACTAGCGCGATGGCGCTGGCATACATGGACGCCCGCGATGTTATGGACAGGCTAGATGTAGTTTGCGGGCCGCAAAACTGGCAGGACAGTTACGTTGAAAGCGCCAAGGGCCGTGTCATTTGCACAATCTCAATTCTCATTGGCGACCAATGGGTGAGCAAGAGCGATGGCGCAGGCGATACCGCTGTGGAAGGTGAAAAGGGCGGTATATCAGATGCTTTCAAACGCGCTGCTGTCAAATGGGGCATTGGCCGCTATCTATACGACCTGCCAGCAACATGGGCAGACTGCGAAAGCTACGAAAAGAACGGCAAGCGGTATTTCAAAAAGTGGACTGCCGCTGGCCTAAAGAAGCTGGCAGCAATTCACCCCGCTGCACCGCAAGTCGAACCGCAGGACAATCTGCCTGAATATATCACCGACGAACAACGGGACGAAGTAGCCGCCATGCTCGATGGGCTTGGGGTGTCGGTTGTCCTGTTTTGCCAGAAGGCGAAAATCAAATCCATCAAGGAAATTCCTGCCGACAAGTTTGAAAGCTCGAAGGCTTGGATATTCAAACATTCCGAACAGCAGAAGGAAGCAGCATAATGTCCGATATTAACCAATGCACATTCACTGGACGCCTTGGCGCTGATCCTGAAGTTAAATCATTCCAATCAGGAGACAGGATTGCAAACGCCCGCTTGGCGGTTGGCCAATCTTGGAAAGACAAGCAGACCGGCGAGAAAAAGGAGCGCACCGAATGGGTAACACTTAACTTTCGCGGCGGCCTTGTCGGTGTGGTTGAGCAGTTTTTGCGCAAGGGCAGCCAGATTGCAATCACTGGCCAGATGGCAACCCGCAAATGGCAAGATAGCAACGGAAACGACCGCTACAGCACCGAAATCAATGTGCGCGATATGACTATGCTCGGTGGCAAGTCTGAAGGCGCTGGCAGCGATACAGGCGCACAGCAACAGGCTCAACCGCAGGCTGGTGACTATGACGATCTGGACGACTCAGTTCCGTTTTAATTTTGACACCGTTTTGAATTGTGATATGGTCTAGCTATGGAAAAGAAATGCACAATTTGCGGCGAACAAAGGCCGTTAACTGAATTTTATAAAGCGCCCGGATGTAAAGACGGGCTAGCTAGCCAATGCAAGCCTTGTGTGAAGGCAAGGGCGCGCATTCGGCAAATTGTTAAGAAGGACGAAATAAGAGCTTACGAGCGCAAGCGGTCTAAGCTTCCTCATCGTGTCGAAGCAAGGGCGCGGGCCTTGCAGAAAGAAAAGGCTGAGAGACCGGATAGGGTTGCTGCAAGAATAGCGGTATCAAATGCTGTTAGGGATGGGAGGCTCCGCAAGATGGATTGTGCGTTTTGCGGCTCAAGTAACACTGTTGCACACCATCACGATTATTCAAAACCGCTTGACGTCACTTGGCTTTGCAATCCGTGCCACACTCGCTTCCATGCCTTGGAGGCAATGGCAAAGAACGCAAAGGAGCAGTTCTAGTGGGCGCACCCGTCAATCATCGCCGCATGAAGGCAAAGGCGGGAACGCCGCCAACGGCAAAGGAGCGCGCCCACATGGAGCGCGTTGCCAAACTGCCCTGCCTTGTGTGTGGCGATGGTTCGACCGTGCATCACGTTACCGGCTCAAGTAACGTCATGGGGCGCTTGCCACGGTCGCACAAACTTGTCGTTCCGCTGTGTCCGAAGCATCACCAAGTCATTCACGGCCCGCGCGAAAGTGTGGAGGCTTTGGGGCATCGCGGCTTTTACCGGACACACAAAGTTGACCTGCTGGCAGAGGCTGAATTTCTGCGGCTTGAGAGTATTGAGGAAGGGATATTGTGACTGATTTTCTGGACACCCCGCTTGAGGAAATTGACCTGTCCGTTAGGACGCGGCATTGCCTTCTGAGAAAAGGCATCAGGACGCTGCGCGAGGCTTCTCATTGGCGCGAACATGACTTGCTCCGCATTGAAAACTTTGGGCGCAAATCGCTAAATGAGTTGAAGCAACTTATTGCTGCTCAGGGCGGCGCAATATCAGGCGGCGAACCTAAGTTCCGCAAGGTCGCCGTTGATGTGGAAACTGCGGTTTACCAAGCCTTGCTTTTGAAGGCTAGCAACCGAGGAACGTCAATTGAACTAGAAGCGCGGCGCATATTGACGCTTGCGGTGCAAAAAATTCTAGACGCTGCCAGTGATGATAGCGAGGAATGGAATGACTGACATCGACAAGGCAATAGCCGAAGCTGAAAAGCTATTCATTGAAGCAGGTCAGGCCAAGGTCAAGGCCGAGGCAATGGACTTTCGACGCAAGCGCGTCCGAGCAACCCTTTTTGTCAAATACAAGGGCGACGGGAACGCAGTCGGCGCAAGCGAACAGATGGCTGAAGCCGACCCTGTTTACGAACTGGCCTGTAATGATTGGGAAGCCGCCGCGATGGAAGCCGAAACGCTCCGCGCACAATCCGAAGCCAAGCGCATGCGCTTTGAAGCATGGCGAACAGCCAACGCTACCAAGCGCGCACAGATGAACTTGAGGTAAGCACAATGACACAGACAGTAGAAAAATTTGAAGTCCGCAATCGCTGGACAGGCGCAGTGCAATTTACCGCTGAAATATCCGTAACGCCTGAAATGACGCCGTATGTCAAATTAGGCTTGGCGGTAAAGTGGGGGCAAAAAAACGGTGCCGTCCTGCGCGGTGCCGTCCTGTGCGATGCCGTCCTGCGCGGTGCCGTCCTGTGCGGTGCCGTCCTGCGCGGTGCCGACCTGAGCGATGCCGACCTGCGCGGTGCCGACCTGAGCGGTGCCGACCTGAGCGGTGCCGACCTGCGCGGTGCCGACCTGAGCGATGCCGTCCTGCGCGGTGCCGTCCTGTGCGGTGCCGACCTGAGCGATGCCGACCTGCGCGGTGCCGACCTGAGCGATGCCGACCTGCGCGGTGCCGTCCTGCGTTCACTCAAAGCAGACCTATGGATGACGCTAACGCAAGCGCGCCCTGAAATTCCGGCCTTTATCCAATCAATGCTCGATGGTCTTATTGACGGGTCACAATATGAAGGCGAGTGCGCCTGCCTTGTTGGCACTTTGTCGAACATTCGCGGCAAGAACTTTGCAGATGCGTTTCCAGACCATTCAAGCAGCAACCCCGCTGAACAGTGGTTTTTAATGATACGCAAGGGCGACAAGCCCGGCGATGATACAGGCGGTGGCTTTGCTATCGGCAAGGCGCTCCAATGGACGTTGGATTATTGCGAAGTGTCCGGCGTGAAGTTGCCCGCTGCGCTTAAGAAAGCGGCTCTGGCTGCATTGGAAGAAAAGGAGCCAGCACAATGACACAGGAAGCACAGCTTAAGGCTTACACCGTTGCTGACTACGAATTGGCGGAAAGATTGGTTGACGCCTCTAATGTTGTGACCTGCGATGGTTACTACGAACTAGACATCAAAAAAGTTGCGCAGACGTTGGCCAACGCGAACACCCGCATCGAAAGCGGTGTGGTTGCGGAAACATTGCTTGCCGTTGTGAACGCGACTCGTGCCTATCTTCCGCCTGATGGCATCAGCGAACAAGAGTGCATCAATCGCATTCTGGAAGCGACCGACAATCCAAAAATCAATCCGGTAATTGCCGCATGGGAGGCAAGCAAATGAGCGACACACCGAACTATGTGGAATACCGCCCGCCTGCTGATGGTGTTGCACCGCCGTATTGGAGGGAGGGGATGAAGTGGACTGATATATCTGGCGCGAGGGTATTTGATACAGAGGGTTTCCCGAAATGGAAAACTGGTAAAATTTACTATGTCGAGCCTAAAGCCCTCACCGCTCCCAATGAGGATGTAGTTCCAGACGGATGGTCTGTCAGCGGCGCGCTTTCAATCATCCGCGCCATGTCGCCAGACGAACTCGCCAAGCACGGGATAACGCTTGCGCCCGAAATGGATTGGGCAACGGAACTGTGGGCGGATTTGATGGACGCTTGGAACTATAAAAGTTGGGCACAGGGAATACGCGATGGCTTCATTGTGGATGCTGACCAAGCAGCCATCGCCCTTATCCGTGAGCGCGTTGTTTTGAAGGAGATGGTGTGATGCGATTGGCCGTGATTTACTTGATAGCATCTTTGCCCGGATTGGCGATTGCGGGAGTGTCCACATACCTTGTCGTCACTGCCTCGCCTTGGTGGGTTTTGGGCATCATCCTCGGAGCGTGTTTTATGCCGCAGTTGGGTGATGATAGCAGAAAGGGGGAAGCGTGATGCTTGACCGCGCCACAATACAGAACTTTGCAGACCAGTTAAAGGCAAGCCTTGGCGGCAATGATTATGTCATTGTGAGCCTTGGCGCTCGCGGCCCGAATATCGACATGCCCGATGGTAATGTGCTGGCAACCGTCCGCATAGGCGATGATGAGGCAACCGCAGAGGCCAAATACTTGAACGACGCCGTAACACTCGCTCGCGGGATTATTCTGCGCAAGCGGGAAGCTGAAGCAAAAAAGCGCAAAGAGGCCCGCAATGATTAAACCACGCGCAAAGCTACTGCCCGCCAATCCCAAAGCCATAGTGCAAACAAGTGAAGGCTGGCTGTATCCAGATGGAACGGTGAAGCGGTTTTACAAGCCGAAAGCTGTTTCGGAGCAGAAACCCGCCCTCGTGAACCGAGCCAAGCAAGTTGTCTCGGCCCTTACGGGCTTCGGTCGGGGCTAACACTTTCCACAAGGGAGCGGCGGGCGCATATATAAAGGCCCGCCGTAATTTATGAACGTCGCAAAGATAGGAGCATGGCCGGGATGGCCGCCAGATCGGCGGGCGTATATCTAAATGTCCGCCGTTTGGCCGCGAAAGTCAACACAAGCATGTTGACATAGTATTGCTATAGCGTATGTTGTCGCCATGAAAACAGAATATGCGACACAAGACGAGCTAGACCTCTACCACAGCTTCAATCGCGACCCTGTAAAGTTTCGCGCTGATATTCGCCGCCTTTCGCAGCGTTGGGCGACACGCGCCCGGCGCGCAGTGCTTGGGGTGAAGTGATGGGTGATTGGAAAGCAACCGCGCCAACCGGCCTTGAGAATGCAATAGGCCTATTCAAGCATTTGCTGCCGGGCTGGTGGTATAGCGTTGGCGAGTGCCAAGTGTCAGCCGACGCATCTTGTGGGCCGACGCGCGAAAGCGACGACATTGCTCTGATACCGCGAGACGCACGTTTTGACAGCGGCTTTCATGTCGATTTGCCGCAGCCTGCAACAATGGCCGACGCCTTGCGCGCGGTGATGCAGGAAGCCCTTGAAGCCAAGGACGCAGCGCGTTCGCATAACCCTAGGAGTGAGTGATGAGTGACCAGATCGAGCAAGCCGTTCGCAAACATGCCGAGCGCATAATGAACGCGGCGGGATCGTCGCTTCGCAATTACAGCGTATATGGAACGCAGGAGCGCATCTTGGCAGCGGTTATCGACTGCTATGAGGAAGCCTATCGGGCTGGCGCTGATTTTGCCCGCCAACACTCCCCTGCGAAGGATGATTGATATGATACAAGATGATGGCGTTTCGGTTCCCGACCGCGCTACCGCTGTGGAGCCTGAAGTCTCCGCCCTTCGGGACGGTATCGCTAACGCAGAAGGTCGAAGTGCCGAACAGCATTTGGCCGATTTGCTCGCGACACCGTTCCCGCCAGTTTATGACCCCGACGACACTTTAGGCGCAATGCTTGATAACCAAGCATGGATTGTTCTTTCGCATGTCGCAAGTCGAATTGGTCAACGCGATGGCTATCCAGACCTAATGGAAGAATGGCAAGCCGCATGGGCCGATGGGAAAGTGCAAGAAGGCTATTTCTCCCCTCATCGCGGCGTTGCAGCTTGGATTGCAAGGCACTGCCAGTTGATACCCGCAAAAGCAATCGAAGCGCGTAGCGACAAGACCGGGACGGGCTTGGCCGAAGGCGAGAGTGCGGCCCCACAGGGGTTTGCCCAAACCCAATCAGGAGCCGACTAATGGATAAACTATCTAACAGGCTATCTGCACTGGCGGAGAAGGCTTCTGCGCGCCCTTGGGCATATCGGCCATGCGAGTATGACGATTGGGGTGTTATCAAAGGGCCGCCCGAACGCCCTGACGGTTGGGAATATGACTTGCATCCTCATTTGGCACAATTCCGCCATCCCGACTTTATGGAAGATGCTATCTTGTCGGCGCACCGTTCGGCGAAAACCGACCCTTGGCGTGGCAATGCTGAACTTGTCGTCGAACTGGTCAACGCGCTCCCCACCATAATCAGCGCCCTTCAGAAAGAGGATATGTGATGAGCATAGAACAGCATTTGCCGTGGCTTTTGTCGGCCATAACGATTTGGATGACCGTCTTAGCGGGCAACAAGCACAAGTCTGCGTGGCTCATCGGACTGGTCAATCAAGCCTTGTGGCTGACGTGGATTATAGCAACTGGCGCGTGGGGGTTCGTTCCCATGAACATCGCTCTCTGGATTGTCTATGCCCGCAACCACTGGCGATGGAACACCGAAGCGAACAAGGGTTGAAAGTAGCGCCCGCCAAACGAGCAACCCCGAAAGACACAGCAGCCAGCAATGGTAGGCATCTCTTAGGGCGGGCCGGTGATTAGAAAGGATATGTGATGGACCAGATGCTAGAGGCCGATTGGCAAAAAGCCGTGGCAGAAACCAACCGCTTGCAGCGCGAACTGGATATAACGAACGCTGACCACGTCGCACTGTGGTTGGAAGCCAACACAATTCAGGACCAACCTATGAGCCAGTGCGCGTCTTGGCTGGCCTGTCGAATTGTCGAAGCGCACGAACGCCTGCTGCGCTCCCCCCGCTGCCTTGTTGGAGGTCAACCGGCTCCGTCTCGAACAGGTGACGAAACACGGTCATAGTGATGAGGCTGACTCGCTTTGTCGCTTCAAGGATATTGTCGCACAGGCCGAACAACGCATCGGCGATGTCCGCGATTTGCTGGGCAGAGGCCCCGGCAGCCGCGCCACCGCCCGCATGAAATTCCTGAAAGCCGCCGCCATCCTCATGGCCGTGGCAGACAAGATCGAATTGGAAAATGAAGGAGATTGTTATGAGTGAAGGCAATATCGCCGCCGACCAGTTGCGGCTTTTCATCAAACGCATTGAGCGGCTTTATGGGCCGGAGCATCGGTGCAAGCCGTGCAACAACGCTGGCCATTGGCATTGCAACGACCCTATCCATTGCGGGTTTATGATGCTGGTGCACAAAGACGGCACGGAAGAACATTTGCCTGAATACCTTAAAGCGCGAGGTCTATGATGAGCAAGATTGGAAACTATGTCGTCGGTCTTCAAGAACGGCCAGAGTATAAACAGGGCTGGGAGGCGTTCGAAGTTGGTGGCGTCCGCTGTGATAACGTGTTCACTGGCGAACTAGATTACGAGCAGCGTGTGGAGGCTTGGTATCTCGGATTTGATGATGCGAAATTGACGGCAATGACGCAGTTTGGAGAGCCACAATGAACAACGAAACACTGCGAGAAGCTGTTGCGCGGGCTATCATCACCGCAAATTGGCCATCTCTTTCTGACAACGATGTTGACGAGATGGTAGATGGCTACCTTTTCGACGCCGACGCCGCCCTATCCCTCATGCAGCCCGAAATCGACCGGCGCGTTGCGGAAGAAAAGGCGGACTTGGAAAGCAAGTTTCGCTGCGTGGTCAGCCATGCGACGGGCGGTAACTTTCAGGACATCGACGCCAGCTTGAACGAAATCAGCGTTCGCATTTCGCAGTTTCGCACCCAGCTATGGGGGCAGGCAAAGCAGAGCGGCGCGAAGGAAGAAAGGGCGAAGCTGTTGGAACGGTTCGACGAAGACGAACTTGAGCAAATAATCAGCGATAGCCTCAATATGGACTGGCGACCGCGTGATGCTGCAAGGGCTATTCAGCAAGCCATGCTCGCCCAATACGAGAAGGACAACAGCCATGAGCAAGCGCTCTGAAAGAAAGAAACGCGCCAAAACGCGTACAGCCGACCCGTTCGGCAAGAACTGGGAAGGCAAGTGTCAAGTGTGTGACAGATCCCCAACTGTCAACGCGACTGGCTTGTGCGGCCCTTGCACATGGGGCGAAGCCGATACAGCGGGAGGTAATTGGTGACGATGAACAAGGATGATCTTGCAGCCAAACTGGCTAAGGCAACACTCGACGATATGGCACGTCCTATGTCAAACAAGGATGATGTAGCGGGGCTGGTGCGCGACTTGCGGACACACGCCTATGACGACTGCGGCGAACGCGACATTCCAACTCACATCGGCAACATAGCAGCCGACGCCCTCACCACCCTATCTTCGCCTAGTCCTTGTTTTCTAGCCACCATTGCAGCGCTTCCAGCTTCGCAAAAGCCTGTGCGCTAAGTTCTAGGTCTGCGACGGGGACGATAGCGTATTCTTCAGGAAGCTCGGTAGGTCCACTTTCTCCAGCAGTTCCTTCGGCGGTTTCGCCTGCACTGGGCAGATTGGCTTGGCCGGTCGAACGTCGATTGTTTTGCAGCCAGCGAGTAAGGCGGCTGTCATAATCAGAACGCAGTTTCTTTTCCAGTTCGGCAGCATCTTTTGCCTTCCTTTCATTCTCCGCTTCAATGCGGGCTTTTTCCTCTTTGGCTAGTTTTGTTGCCAGCTTTTGCGCTTGTTTGATGCTGACTAGCTGACCAGTTAGCTTTTCGTTTTCTGCCTTCAGGCCGTCAATGAACAAAAAGCCTTCTATGCGGGCCGTTTGCACAAGCAACAACGTGCCAAGCAGGGCTAAGGCAGTGCCGTATAGGATGCGCTTCCAGTTTGCGATTAGGGCGAGCATAGGGCCTCCAATGGTAGGCGGGAGCCGAAACCCCCGCCCTTAAATTCAAGCTGCAAGTTTTTCGCGAAGCGCGTAGCCTTCCAGCGGCCAAAGCTGCTTGATTGCGTCTTCGTAAGCAAACCGCTTGCCCTTTTCCTCATCAAAGTTTTCAGGCGATGCAGGCGCGCTTTTACCGATAACAGTAAAGCCGTTTTGCATAACAAGAATACATAATGTGAGAAGCGAAAGAGGGTTCCGTGCGCTAGCCGTTCCCAAGCATTTTTCTTCCATATCGGCTGCGTTAAAATAAAGCTCTCGCTCAATCTTGCTCTCCATATCCGCAAGCGAAACGCGGGGGTGAGTTGACTTCGCGGCGCTATATTCGTCGGTTGCTTTTAGTGTTACACTGTCCATGTTAGGTCTCCAGTTTTGCCGCAAAACCGTGCGGCGCGGTTATCCGGTTTCAGCCGGAATTGTTTGCGATTAGGGCTATCATGTGCTATGTCCTTTCAGGTCGGCAAGCGCCGCTGCCCCAATGTCTGCCGGTTGGACAGGGATACGCGCTTTATGTTCGCGGCATACGCTCGGCGGGTGGTGGCCATCAGCCCGCATCATCCCCCGCTTGTGCTTCAGCCGACACACCGCCAGCCTTCAACTTGAGGTTCTTGATAGCATTCCGCATAGTCAGTCCTAGGCTAACAAGTGCCATCATCCCGACCATACCGTAGGATATGTTGCCAAGGATGGTCAGGCGCTGTTCTTCGGTCCCTGCTGGCCAATCCCAACGGATGAGAGTTATCATCCATATCAGGATAACAGCCGACGCAACGCCCCCCGCTGGCCATAGGATCGCATAGAACCAGTTACGGGCTTCATCGGAGGGTAGTTTCACGATGCCATGTCCAAAGCATGTTTGCGCACATCGGCAACGCGTCTTGTCCAGCCCTTGCCGAATGTCAGGAACGTGCGCAGATTGCGTAGGAAGCTCATACGGCGGTCACACAGCGCGTTAATCGCATTTACGGGGCTTGTGATAGCCGCAAGCGTTCTTGCCCCTATCTGGCCGTCCTGTGCGACGCCTAGCACTGCCTGCAGATACTTCGACGCCCTGCCCACCCCTGAATTGACGGCAAAGTCAAACACGGCATAGTCAAGGCCCGCTGGCAACAAGTCGCCTTGCACCCTATCCCAATACTGGAATTTGTAGATTGCGTTCACTTCTTCGTCTGAAATGAATTTGACCGATTGTCCCGCCCGCCCCCGCGTCTTGCGATAGGCGTCATAAACGGCTTGCGTTACGCCCCGATTAGTAGCCCCGCCAGGATCATATTTATCATGCACAAAGCCGCCTTCATGCTTAAGCACTAGGTCAAGGCAGTGTTCAAAGTTGTTGTTCATGCTGCAAGCCTTTCCACACCGCAACGAATGCGTTGCAGTTCCCCAAATTCCCGATGGTAGATTATGGCCTTCATGCTGCCAGAAAGACAAGCAGCCACAAGGCTAGTCCTTTGGAAGGCGACGGCCCTGCCATCTCGCCTCAACCCAATCGAATATGCGCAACAGCATCCAGATGATTGTGAGGCCGGAAGCGATGGACGGCAGAAACTTCACAAGCACCCCCAATGCAACGGACGCAGCCGCAAGGTCGCCAAGGTTTTTCACGCCTTCGCCAAGATGGTCGAGAATGTGATGCGGTTTCATCAGTAGAGCGCATTCGTTACGCCGCCAGCGTCCTTGAATGACAGCTTGCCGGTTGCAGAATCCCAAAAGATTGAACCATTGGGAACAGTTCCTGCCGCCACCTGATTGTAGGTCAGCAGATAGTTATCTATGCCGCATGTCGTGAAAGCATGGTTTTGCATATAGTTGAAGGCAACGCCGGATCGCTTATAGTGCCATGCCTGCGTTCCCGTCGTGGCTGTGACAATAGTTGTGCCGGGGTAGTTGATAACCGCGCCCAAAAACTGCAAATCCGTTGCGTTGGCAACTTTTGCAGCAAAGGGGCCGGTTGCCGCCGTGGTGATTGTAAAGGTGCATCCGGTGCAGTTGACCATGCCAACCGACGAAAGCACGGCTGCAAAGTCATCGCCCGCTGCGCCGCTATCAAGCGCCCAATCAATGAAGGTTGAGCCGACAACATTGATGTTGGAACAGCCAGTTCCAATCTTGATCGGGTTCTTGTTGAGGTCGCGGAACGTGCCGCCAACAATGTTCAGATTTTCGGTATTCGTGGCGTTAATGCCGTAGTTCATCCGAAGCGTTGCGGTTGCCGTTGAACCGATGCCGCGCATGTTAAAATTGCACAGTTCAACGTCCTTGGCGTATTGGCAATAAATGCCGTCATTGATGTGATCGACATTCGCTTGAGCGCAGACAATAAACGCATTCGCAATACGAACTTGCTGAACAGTATTGCTAACCGTTCCCTCAATGTGGATAATCGGCTTTGATACCGCGCCGCCAAAAACTTCGCCCGCGTAAAGGTTCACGATGTCGGTATTGATGTGATTGGTCGAGCCGTCAAAAGGCTGCAATTTGACACAAGCAACCGTGCTGGAATTTGCCCAAACGTTGACAAGCCGGTTGCCGCCCGCTGCCAGCAAAATGCAGATTTCAGTATCGCTGGTGGCGTTCTGCGTAAATTCACTGTCCGACACCGAACTGTCCGAATACAAATGGCAGTTGATGGTGCTGCCCGCCATGAAGCAGCGAGTGATGCGCGCCAATCCCTGCTTGCTATAAAAGCCGTAATTAACGCCCTCATAGATACCGCATTGGTCAACAGCCAGAAACGCGCCGAATGTGCCGTCAATGACTTTGAGCGCCTTCAAATCGCCATCAAGACGCATCTGCTCAAAGGTTACACAGTCCGCACCGTTGGCGAGGGTAAAGATGGCGTCCTGATTAAGCGTTCGCGCCTTGATGACGGTCTGATAGGTGTCGCTGTAATGGTAAAAGCCAGCGCCCCTATACACCGCTCCTCTTGCAGCCGCTGGAACGTTCAATTCATCGACAAGATAAACGCCAGCAGGGAAGTAAAGGGATTTGTTGGTTTCAATAGCGGCTTGGATTGCCGCCGTGTCATCGGCTATACCATCGCCGGTTGCACCAAAGTCCTTGACGCTGACAAAATCTCGCATTTTTGCTTGCGCCGTGCGGGCGACCACACCCGTTCCAGCTTGCAGAAAGCCGATAAGAGCCGAGCCACCAGACGCGGCTAGGGATGAAAAAACGTCAGTGTTTATGGGGTCGATGTCATAAATAGTTGTTGCATCGTCGGACGACTTCAAAACTCCGCGATAGGTCAGCGAAGCATCAAAATAGATGTTGGCAAACTTGCCCGCGGCATCCGCCACAACAGGATTGGGATGAGGCGTGGACAATGCTGCCGTGGTATATACCGACTGCGGTGTCGTCGTGCCAGTCTGGTAAAAATACCACTTTGCGCCGTCGAGATTCAGCCCGTTGGAACTGGTCGCGCGGGATGGGGTAATATGCAAAGATGCAGTCATTGTTTGTCCCAATAAAAAAGCCCGCGTCTAAGGCGGGCTGGTGTGCTAAATTGGTGTGATGTGGTTACGTAGCTGGCCGAGCCTTTTGCTCTGCGCAGGCGTTCTGTATTTTCAGAATGACCTGTTAGTTCTGTCCATCCTCGGCAACGGCGCGCTGTGCGTTGTCGTTAGCCGCTCCGAGGATGCCATTGCGGAAAGCGTCAATTTCAGCAGCTAGGGCCGGTTCGGCTTTTGCAATTGCGCCAAGTTTTGCCCAATGCTTGTTTATTGCAGCGGGGTTCGTTGTCTTTGGCGCAGAACGAAGCCATCCCGTTACCTTTGGCGACATAAGCAGGCGGGCAGAAAGCGCATCTTTGCCTAGCTTTGCCGCGCCGACTGTTGCAGCGGTCGCAGTCGCGGCCACCGCGCCTGTTCCAGCGCCTTGCGTAAGCCCTGCCGTAAGGCCAGCGCCGCCTGTGAATATGGCGTTAGTCAGCCATGAGCGGTAATCAGCACGAACGCCGGTTTGCGAGCCGCGAGCAGCATTAGTCACGCGCGCATGTTCCCGCGAAAGAGTGATGAGATTGTCCAGTGATTTTGCGCCCGCATCGCCAAAAATGGCCTTCAGGGCGGTTGGATTTTCCTTTAGCTTTTCTGCTTGGGAAACAAGAAACGCCGTGGAAAATTCCTTTTTGCTGTTGCGTCCCAAATCGTCGGCAAAGGTTGCAGCAACATCCGCCACTTCGTCTGGTGACATTTCCGACATAAAGCGTTCAAGCGCAGGACCGTCACCCTTGGGGTCAGCAAGCGAACGAAACTTTGCAAAGACTTGCTGGTCAGACATTGTTGAATTGCGCTTGCCGATTAGCTTCTGCAAAGTGCCGTCAATATATTTGGCGCGTTCCCGATATAGGCTGTCAGCTTCCTCAAATAGCTTCGCCGCGCCAGCCTTGCCTTGTGAGCGCAGGCCGTTGGCAATATCGAGAGACGCCGAATCCATAATCGACAGAACATCGGCTTCATTTTCGCCAAAGACCAAATCACCTTTGCTGATGCTTTTGCGCAGTTTGGTGCGCAGGCGACGGAGGCCACCGACTGACAAGTCTTTGGACAGGTCAGATTTGAGCGTCTTCAGATATTCCAATTCCGCCTTATTTGAACCCGGTGTCTCGGATAGCGTTTTGGCAATATCGTCAACGCGGGCGAGTGATTCTGCTGGTGTGATTTTTATACCGCCAGACGCTTGTTCTGCGCGGTCATAAATCTTCTTTGCAGCCTTACCGCTTTTCTTGATTTGGCGTTCTGCAATAGCGCGAACCTTACTGCCACCGACTTCATTAGACAGCGAAGTTCCGCCACCGCCAAGGTCGGCAACGCGGCCCTCAATCTGCCCGCCTATTTCGCCCATGTTGCGCTCAATCGAACGCGAGCCTGCCATTGTGCCAGAAACGCCAGTGACGCGCGGCTGAAGGGCCGGATTGGCCATTGCTCGGTTTACAGTGACACCCTCATCTGCGCCCGCCCGTAACAGTGCGTTGGCTTGGTTGCCGCTAATCTGTCGGGCTGCTTGCCTGTTCAAAAGAGCATTGCCCACCCAACCAGCGCCAGCGCCGATAGTTCCGCCTGCAAAAGTGCCGACGCCAGCGCCAGTCGCAGAGCCTTGCGCGCCTTCGCCATAACCAAAGCCGCCGATGCCGCCAGCCACAGCACCAACCTTTGCCGCCTGCATCGGAGTTCGTGCGGCTCCAAGGGGCAGAAACAGGCTTGCTCCTAGTTCAACCGCATCGCCAGCAAGGCCAGTGCGATTGTCTGCAACGCGGTTTTGTTCGCGCTGCACATCGCGCGCAAATTGATAGCCCTCTGTCGGGCTTTGGCCGCGCAGCAGGGAACCTATGGCACCGCCAATACCGGCCACCTCATCGGACAGGCCAAGCGTAATGCCTTGGTCTGCGCGTTCCGTATAGCCGCCTTGCCCTTGGGCCGCGCCCTTTACTTGTTCGTCATATGCTTGACGTTCTTTTGTGCGGAATGTGGTGACAAACTCGCCATCAGCCGCGATGTAGCCAACAACATTCCCAGCGCTATCGCGCACAACCTCTTTTGCATCAGGAGGCAAGTCGTCTGGCCTGTCGCCAGCGGGCGCGCTTGTAGAACCTACTAGGTCGGCATTTTCAGGGACACCATAAACCTTGCGGCGATATTCCTCAATCTGCGGGCGGTAAGGGTCGCCAAGGTGAGGGCCGATAATTTCAGCCGGATCGAAATTGTAACGCTCGGCAAGGCCGCGAAACTCGTTACGCTTCAGATTGTAAGCCTCGTTCGCGCGCTCTGCGATGTTCTGCATTTCTTCACGAACGCGGGCACGGCTTTCGGGCAGCAACCGACCTGCGCTATCAAATTTCAACTCGCGTTGGATACGCGCCTGAATTTGGTCAATTGCGGTTTGGTTTTGTTCGGTCGCCTGATACTCCCCAAGCATAACGGTCGATGTCGGGTTGAGCATCTGCGCATAGGAGTTAATAAGCAACTGGTCGCCTTCAGGCGTTTCGTCAGTGTTTACCGATGCCGCATAGGAAGAGATAATCTTCTTGTAGTTTCCGACTTCCTGCAAGCCGTCAAAATCCTTGCGCAGATTGCGGGCCTGATTGAAGTTGGTGTCTTCCTTCGAAACATCAAACTTCTGGCCTTCGCGCGCGTTGGACTCTTCCTGCAATTGCTGGTCGCGCACTTGCAACTGCGTAGGGGCCTTCGGACGCCCCATAATCACGCCGGGGGCCTGCGGTGCAGCGGGTGCTTGCGCGGGCTGGCCATCGAGAACAAAGCCGGAGGGTAAACCTTGCATTAGCGATACCTTTTTCGTGAATTGCTTACATCGGGAGCGCCACCCCAACCGGGGAACGTAACGTGAATCGAATTGCCGTTAGTCTCTTCCACGCGCGCGGTCGGATGCCGCTGCTTAACCCATTGGATAGCCTTTGCCTTCGACCATCCTTGCGGCACTGCAAGGTCAATCGCATTGCCCGCAGTATGCTGACTGTGCGATGTTTTTGTTAGACCTTGGGCCTTAAGTGCATTTTGATGCGCCTGCGTCCTAAAGCCGCTTGTCGGTCGAAAGCCTGCCGCTTGAAAGTCTGGAAGCGGGTTAAAGTTTTTATTGAAAGTTGCTGCCGCCATTGCTGACGGCACCTCCTATCGGTTGCCATTGACCGCCGCGAAATACGATTTTTTCACCGGTCTGTGGGTTTGTAGCCGTTGCACCATCTTGAACAGACGGGGCCGCCTGCGGCTGTGTTGCGCCTGCATTCCAAGCGGCAATCGCGTCAGGGTCTTTGACATTAATCAGGCCAGCGCCTTCAGGGGCTGCCATGTATTTCGGAGCCTGCTGCTCTAGAAACGCCTTAGCTTCTCCTGCCCGCACAATAATCGCCTCACGTTGCGCAAACTGTCCTTTGTATTGAGCAAATTGCGGGCCAAGCTGGTCAATGGTTGCATCCCACTTTTGCGGAGTGTCAGCCATCAAAGCAAGTTGGCCAACAGTTTTTACATTCTGCAAGGCAACATCCGCCTGCTCTTTAGAAAGCGCGGCATAGTCATCCCAATTAATTGCAGCCAACGCCGTAGCTGGTGCGCGGCCTGCCGCCACATCTGCGCGGATTTGCTTTTCCCTTTGGCCCTGATGAAGCGTGTAGGCATCCTTACCCATGCCGGGAATGGCGGCTAAAGCATTCACCGCAGTCGGGTCGCCCGCAATCATTCCTTGATAGGCCTTGTCCAAAGCAATCTCACGTTCCCGCTGCTCCTTGCGTTTCCGCAGTGCTTCACCCGTCTGCATACCCTGCAAGAGCGCGTTTTGTGCGTTGCCTGCGATGTTGAAATTCTGCAAATTCGCTAACGGGTTCATTGCGCTTCCAATCGTGCTATTTCTTCCTTGATTTTCTCTGCCGATGCCTTCCATCCGGGCTTGTTTTCCCGCTGGCGCAGCTTCTCTTTCAGTTCGTCAAGTCTGGTCATTACCAATAGCCCTTATAGGCCCCATATGAGCCGAGCGCGTTGTTGAACGAGGATGTAATGCCGCCAATCATCGCATTGGTGTTATTGGCGCGGGCAACTGCGCTATTTGCAAGGTTCTGGCCTTGCTGCTGCGCGATGTTTGCCGCGTTGTTTGCATAGTTGGTCTGCACACCGGACAAGGCATTGGCAGCGCCTACACCAACCTGTTGCTGGCCGGTCAATGCGCCCAAGTGGTTGTAGAACTCTTGGCTGCCGATATTCTGGCCGAATTGAGCGCGGGCCTTCACGGTTGCCCCTGAATTGCGCACAGGAGCGCCCGCGTCGATTGCGCGAATGCCTTCATTGAAGCGGAACTGATAGCCCGTATTGTTGCGCCAGTCGCTAAAACCCTGTTGCGCTGCTTGCAATTCGTTCTGTTGCGGCTGTCCAGTAGGAGCAAGCCCCTCCTGCCAGCCCTGCGAATAAATCCCGTCGCCCGCCATTGTCTGAAACATCGGCCCGCCGCCCATAGGAGTTCCACTGCCAAAGCCGGGGGTGTTGTAATCACCCATATGGTTCGCGTTGAAGCCGCCAAATTGTGCACCGCCCATCTGCGGGCTTTCCATAGGGCCGGTTGAACCAAGGCCAAGCAATGCGTTGATGCGGTTGTTTGCTGCAATGCCGGTTTGGTAAAATGGAGTCTGGAACTGGACGTTCTGGTTGCGCGCCTCCTGCTGGATGCGGTTGGCTTCGGCGTTGGCTTGCGTCTGTGCATCGGTCGCTTTGTTAATCGCCTTTGAGTTTTTACTCGCACCGATTGCGGACGCACCAGCCCCGATTACAGCGGAGCCTAGCAGCGCCGCGCCCATGCTTATCGCCATATCACAATTCCCTTATGTAACTATGTTCGAGCAAGCGATAACCGCGCCGCTCATACAACCGCCCGACCGCTTTGGGCCGCAGTGTTTCTTCGCAAATCATTGTCCAGAATTTAGCACCCAAGGCCCGCGCTCTGGCTTCGCAGGCCTCCAAAAGCGCAAGCCCGTCATCGCCTTCAGAATACCAGAACAATTCTTGACCGACTTTGACCCCAAGGTTGAACGGGTGCGGGTGACATATCCCCCCAATCATTCCCGTATCGGAGCAAATCAAAATGCCGTCATGGCTTTCAATCAATTGCGCCAATGTCTGCGCAACGCTGTTCCTGTCATAGCCAACATGGCTTTGCAGGCCCGCGCGCGCGGCCATACGTTCTCCCAAGTCAACAATATGCGGTATGTCAGACGCGGTTGCGTCTCTCAAAACTCGACAACCCCCGGAGGCAAGTTGACATTGCCGTCATTTGGCGGCCCTGCTGCTGCCGGTGTCGTTACAGCCCCCAATGAGTGCCTATTGCCCGTCTGTGCTGCTGTTGCGGCGCTTGTGGTCGCAACATAGGTCACAGCCCCGCCTAACCGTGACGCCTGATCGTAATACAGGTAGTAACCCGTCGAATAGGCCAGACCAGTAACACTTCCACCCGTTACCGAAACGCTCGTTCCATCGCCATAAATACGGGTATGGCCGCTAATAGTAATTGTTGCATCCGCGCCTGCGTCTGTCGCGGTCATGGTCAATCCGGTTACGCCAGATGAAGCCAAAGACGAATCCGCCGCTGCTGTTTCTGCCGCGCCCTGTGCTGCTGTTGCCGCCGCGTCCGCCGCTGCCGCTGCTGCATCTGCCGCCGCCGCTGCTGCATTGGCCGCATCCGCTGCGTTCTGCGCATCAATCACAGCATTAACGCTGCTTTCGATTTCCTCCATCACGCGCTGCCATTTGGCCTGCAAATCGCCGCTCGCCATGCCGTTCGCATCGGCAACGCGGTCAAACCTAAGCAGCCGGTCAAGCCGGATAGGGGCAATTGCCATTATGGCCGCCCCTTTCCGTTCGCATTGTCATAAAAACCTGACAGTCGAAACGGCACGGGGTCGGTCACACGTATCTGCGAGAGAAAGCCCGGAAGGTTGAACATGCCAAGCGCGCGATATTCGATAATCTTGCGGTAGTCGCCCTGTTCACCAAGCGTATCAGATAGCCAATCTTCCCATACATTGCCGCCATCGTCGCTGGTGCGAAATTCGATAGTAGGCTCCGCATAGGTTCCAGTGAGATAGGGCGTTGTTCCAACCTCGCATTCGACCGTCACGTTGCTGTAAATCTTAGGCTCAAGCAGCCGTTCGCCTGCCGTTACAATCCGCTCAACCAAAGTTTCGGTTGCCGAGCCATATTCGCCAAATTCCCAAATCTTGCCGGTTTCATCATCGCCAAAATCAGGGCCGCAGCGGAAATTATCCCGCCCATAAGAGCGAAACTCGGTGGTCTCGCCCGTGCTTATGTCGTAAAACCAAGTTTCATTGTCCAAGCGTATACCAAGCAGCTTATGCCGCTGGTCTTGCAACAAATACATGCGATAAGACGTGCTGACCTCAATCCGCTCAACAAGGAAGTCTCCCCCGATTGCTTGGGGAACGTCGCCATTGCGATAAGGTATCTTGTCAGCGCCAATCCAGAAGAACGTGTTGTCATCCTGCACCATGCAACCCGATGCAATAACACCCTGTTCAAATACCCGCTGCTGGATAGGCGCAAAGGGCAAATCAGCGTTGCCGGTCGGTGCCCAAAATTCGATTGAGTTTTTGCCGCCGAATGCAATCACGCCATCAAGAACAACTGCGTCCAATATAGCATCAGGCTCGGTCTCAACCTCCGCAAAATCCAGCGCATCCCATGTGCGCCCATCGTTTACCGCAGAGAAAAACCAATATCCGGTGAGCGCTTCCAAGGCGATAAAATAGCCGCTGGTGTAAATGATCTTGGTCACATTGCTGCTATCGGGAAATGTGACCTCAACAAAATCCGTGCCGTCATAGCTGTAAAGAGGCCCGCCAGCGTTAAATAAGACCTCACCAGCCCTAACAGCTATCGAAGCCGGTCCTGTGCCTGTAATGGCCCCTAGGAGCGTTGTGCCTCGATACGCATTGCTACCAGAAATAGTGAAGCGGTCGCCACTAAAAACACCGTCGCGAACAACTGATGCCCGGACAGGACCGCTTCCAATTTCCGCCACCTGCTTCAATGGTGGACGCGACTGCATAACAACGCCTTGGCTTTGCGATGCCTCAACGAACATATTCACCGTTTCCAGCGGAGGAAGGTTTCCCCTTGTCCGGCTGTATGCGCCTTTGCCATATTCCAACATTATGGCCTCTCATATGCTGAAGTTGGGGCGGTGAAGGCCGCTGTCTGTGCAGCCTTGCCTTTCAAAATGCGTAATTCGTCGATATGGCCAGCATAGCCATTGTGTAAAAGTAAAGCCTGCGCTTGCGCCGGATTGCTTCAAAGTCCATCAGTAATACACCGGATCGCTGCGTTTCGTAGAATGTTTGGCTACCAACTTGCCGCGAAAATCCATCGCGCGCCTTGCTGTCATCGGCGGCAATTCAGCGCCAAACATTTCCGCATATTGCATGGCCAGAAGTGCAGCCAAGCCAGCTTTATCACGATTGGCCAAGGGTGCCGTGCTGTCCAAGGTAAGACTGTCGCAAACCTGCCAGCGGCCAAGGCTAAAAACATAATTTTTTTGCGTGGTGTCGGTGATGACAATAACCGCCGTCAAATCTTTAGGCGTCCGCGTTTCACCATTCTCGATAATCGTATCAGGAATGGTGATAGTAACCCCGTCCGCGATTATCCGTTCGTTTTCCTGTGCCGTATAGGTCTCGGTCGCATAGACATCCGTAAAAGGCCCCAAAGGTCCATCTGCAAACATGCTGTCATAAAGCGACTGCAGGGCTGTTAGGCCTTCTGAGGCCTCCGATGCCCTTGGAGTGCGGCCAATGCCCACAATGCGGGCCTGTCGAAGCGCAAGTGTCACTATTTCGCGGCAAGTTGTCATGCTGCTTCGCTCCAATCACCGCTTGTGACCGAAAGGCCCTGCCCCCAGTTTCCGCCCGATGCCGTTTGTGTCTGTGAATATGTGCCGGAAGTGGTTAGGCCTTCAGACCAATCGCCACTTGTTGCTGTTTTCAATTCATTCCAATTGCCAGATACGCAATCTAGTGACGCGCTCCAGTCGGTTGAAATAATAACTTTTGTTTGTGACCAGCCATAAGCAGATGAAGTCTGAAATTCAGACCAATCGCCGCTTAAAACTGTTCCTGATTGTTCCCATCCATCGGCGGTAAAGACCTGCAATTCATCCCAGTCGCCACTTGTGACGAATATGCCGTCTATAACGACAGGTGCAGTTTCTGCCTGCCAATAACCAACTGTAAAATATCGCGCCCTGTAGTAGCGACTGTTAAACATCAAGGTCGTAAGTTATTGCCGTGCGGTTTCCATCCTCGTCAACCGTGGCGATAATCCTGTTCTTTGTATCAGCAACAGCATTGCGGATTGTAATCGTAGTTGTGCCGCCGCCTGATACTTCGCCCGCCGTTGCCGCCGTAATCAGGCGCATAGCCTCTTCTGCGCTCAATCCTGTTTCGATCAGTCGTGACCAGACTTCATTTGCCACTTGGGCAGCCGTCAAAACGTCGCCTGCAGTCTCTGTGGAACCTTCCATAAACCCAAGACCGTTTGCCGTCATTGCGGCACTGAATGTTACCCCTGCGGTCGCAGTGGCCGATATAATCGCTCCTAAGGTCACAGTCGGAACGGTGAAGCTGATTGATGTAGTGCCTTCAGCCGCCAACGATCCCGCCGCGTTACCATCGAGCGCGAAGGTTATCGATGTTGTTCCTGATGCACTGACAACAAGTTCAAGCTGCACATCCGGGGTTGCAAATGTTAAAGTTGTTTCGCCTGCAATGTTTATGCCAGCAGCAAGATTTAGGCTTCCAATGGCGAACGCAAAATCCGCTTCTGACCGACTGGCAAGGGCGCCTGCCTTTCTCGCAAACTTCCATGCTACCGGATGCCTTGCGCCTTCTGGAACGCTTGACCTGTCTGTTACACCCGAAACCGTATGCCAGCCAGCCGACCAGTTTAGGTGCATATGGGCAGGGCTAACATTCTCCCGCCTATGCCCGCCCGCAACCGTAGTTACGCCCGAATAAGCCTTAAGCGCGCCAAGCCTTGATGAGTTGGCGGCCAGAAGTGCCATTAGTTCCAGCCATAATCCGCAAAGACGTTAACCGGGCTGGTCGTGGTAGTCGCGCCAGTTTGAAACAACAGAAACCGAATGCAGGCCCCATCGGGAATCTTAGGAAGGCTTGGCAACTGATTGACAAAATCGCGTTCGGTCAAAATGCCCGAAGCTGGAATCGGTATCTGCCACAAGGGGCGGACAAGGTGCAAAACCAACTGACCCGTTCCCGTATAGGCCGTGCCGCCCGAAAGCGTGAAGTTTTCAATATCACGTATGCCGCTGTCGCCAGCCGCCAAAGGCAGGAAAGGCCCATAGCGCGTTGCAGCGTTGCCGCTGTGCGGTATCATCCCGGTTACAGGGGTCGCAGCAAAGCCGACCGTCGCGCCCAACGTCTTGCCGGTCGTGCCTGCCTGATTGGTATAGGTAAACGTAGTGAGGTTCGGACCGCCTGCGGTCGGCGCAACCTTTGTTGAAAAATACGCCCGCAAGCCCGCCCCGTTTGCCCAACGGTCAACCTTTGCGCCCGTGTTGGAAATAGGCGTCATGGTGACAGTTCTGGAACCTGTGCCGGTAACATCGGTTGATGTGATCGGGACATAACCAACTTGGTCAACGCAAAGCAAAATCCAAGGTGCACCCGCCGCCGCAAATACCGATGCGCTTGCGTTCAGGAAGTGCTTTGTTGCGGTTGATACGTCGCCGCCATGATATACCGCACCGCCCGAATAGGTGTCATCGGTTGCGACAAAGGTAAGCGACGTTCCAGCGTATGCGTCAACAGGCGTTGAACCTGTCGCCGTTCCCAAGTCCGTCCACGTTCCCGCAACGCCGGCAACAGCCGTTGTTTTCTGGTAGTCAATACGCCCGACCTGCCCATCGACCGTAATCGAAGCAATCAGATTGTCTTGCGATGAAAAGCCCATATCAACCCCAAACCGTTTCTATAGTGCCAGCCAGCACCGATGAAGCCAAAGAGCCGTTAGCCCCTCGCCCCATGATGCCTAGAAAGGCCCCATCTTTGATTTCCACAATACCGCCACGTGTTCGCATGCTTTCATGCTCGGCAGCGTCCCCAAAACTTTCCAATGTTCCTGTTGTTGTCCTGCGGCTTTCTTCCCTTAGCCACATGGTCTGCAACGGCTTCACAATGACAACCGCCGCCAATCCACCGTTCGCAACGCTGAAATTAACACTATCGACCTGTTTAACGCCCTTGGCCCCTGCGGGTTTTGGAACAAAAGCCACCAGTCCACCGGCTGCACCCGACGCATGGGTGATAGCCCCTGCCGGTTGAGCCGCTGCACAAAACATGCTTCCCGTTACAAATTGTGTATCAGTGCTATCGGTGTAAGTGATCGTAAAGCGCCCGCCGCCCACCGTAGGCGATTGAGCAACAACTATCATTTCCAGCCCATCGCCGCTTTCATAGCGCGGCAAGGAAACTGTCTGTGTCATCACCTGTTCTTCGCCCGCCGCGTCCATGTCCACGAAGGGATAGAACATTAGATAATCCATCAGCACCAACGCTTGATTGGCGTTCGTTGTTGACGTTGCACTTGCCGCCGCGCTCATCGCAGTCCAGCGGTGCAGAAACAGCTTTTCGCCGTTCATGCGCGGCAGAATAATTCCTTTTTCCGCTTCCAGTGTGGCAGCTTCCAAAGGGCTGGCGGCATAGTAATTCGGAATCGGATTGCCGCCCGCGTAACTGTAATCGAACCACTGGCCAGCCACCGTTGCCGATGCGCTTAAGGCCTTGCGGTATGTGCTAATCCACGTTTTGCCTTCATCGAAGCTATCCGCAAGAGCGCGCACATTGGGAAACATTAGTCAACCGTGGCGGTCAATGCACCCGCTGCAAACTGCGGCTGAATGCCGTTTGAAATGGAAAGCGAAGACGTCAGCGCGCCTTTCATAATAAGGTTGCCAGCACCCGACGAATCCGTGCCAACACCAAAATGCGTTGCCGTAGCAGTCGAGCCGGTGCATTGCGGAAATTGGACAAGGGCGGTATTGGCCATTGACGAGCCTGTCCGCGTCCATCCGCCAGCAGTGCGCGCAACCGCAACCCGTGCATAGCTTGTATATGCAACCTCACTTGTCGTCTGCGAGCCTGCCTCTCCGGGGTCGTCTGAATGCAGCGAGATGTAAAAGTTCCCTGCCGCCGCACTATTTTGCAAACCACCAGCATCGCCAATGTTTGCCCAATCGGTATTCAGGAAAAGCAAATCAAGCAAAGATTGCTCTGCTGCGTTAGTGAGTGACATATCCTATCCCCTAAAAGGAAAGGGGAGAGCCGAAGCCCTCCCCCGTCAAACTTAGTTTTCTGCCGCAACAGCCGCAGCAATCGTGGCCGTTCCAGTCGTGGCGAAATAGCCGGTGACAACGCCGTGGTCTTTCAGGTCATCGGTATCGCCAGCGCCCGAACCAAAGATGATCTTGCGAACGCCATAAATGCCGTCAATCGCAACACCATACTTGTCGCCATAGTCGAACTCTTCGGTGACAGTGCGCCAGCGCTTTGCATAAGCAACCGCCAAGGCCTGCGCGCCGCAGAGATAAACCGGGGTGACTTCGTTGGTGCCAGACGTGCCCAAGTTTTCGTAAATCGGGATGTTGTCAGTTTCTTTGACAATCACACCGTTCCACATGATGTCACCACCCTCGAACAGCTTGGAAGCTTCCATCTGGACGCTGGTTTGCGCCAAAACTTCAGTATCAAGGCTGTCACGCAGGTTCTTGAACGCATGCGGGTTGGCAAAGGCGACATAATAACGCTTGCCATTGCCGGGGTCGCGCATCGGGCGGATTTTCGGATTGCAGGTCTTGGCCTTCAACACCATGCCGTCCAGCGCCGTAGCGTTGAACAAGTCGGCAGTGGTATCGAGAAGCGCAAGGTCGGCGGAAAGGTCGGTAAATGCACCAACGCCCGCACCGAAATACACGCGGTCTGCGTTATCAACCAGCCAAGCGTCTGCAATAACCGCCGTGCGGTCAACAAACTTCGTGCCGTTCAACGAACCCAAGGCCTCGATGATAAGGTCGCGGGTGTCTTCCATTGCCCAATCGAGCAAGGTTGCACGGGCTGCGTTGCGAAGCGAAATAGCCGACTTCTGCTCGGACATTTCCGCAATGCGAACAGCATTACGACGCTTATCGACATAGATGCGCAGCGAGCGCGATGCCATGTCTTCTTCGTTGCCTTCCAGCGTCGAAGTGCCGGTAACTGCTGCGTTGTTGAGGCGGTTGACAAGAGCAATGGTGATGCTGTCGCCGCTTTTCTTACTCAGGTCTTCCTTGACCTGAATAACCGCGTTTTCGTTGGTTCCCATCAGGGGCTTGAAGCCGCCGTCATGGAGATATTCTTGGAAGAACTTGTCTTCCCACTGCTGGACAACCAAGCCGGTTGCCGGAGTTGTATCCGTCATGGTAAAAAATTCCTTCTAAGGGACGCACCGTCATCACGACGGGGCATTCAGGTTAGCCAAGCAGTTCATTCAGTGGTTTAGGGCCTGTCCATGCTGGACCTGTGCGCCCGCCCACATTCTGCTCAGCGGATAAAGTCGGTGGAATTGCAGGGCGTGACACAGGCGGCACTTGCGCCTGCATTTCTGCCATGACCTGCTCACGAATCTGGTTTTTGAGGGTGTCAATGTCGGTCGCCCCAAGCTCCTGCATCGTCTTGTGCGTTTTGGCGATTTGATACGCCTTGTGCCAAGGATGCGGGTCTGAAAGCGCCTGTTGCACCAATGAAGGGTTTTGCTCGGCCAATTGCAGAAAAGCCTGCTTGTGCTCGTCAAAGTCTTCATGCTGCTGGCGAACCATCATTTCAGACATATCCAGCCTGGCGTTCAGTGACGCTTGCTGGACAGCCTGATTTACCACTTGCCCGCCAAAATGCGCTTGCCAGTCTTCCGGTGTTTCAAACATATCCGGTGGCGGTGCGGGCGGGTTCTGTTGCGCCTGAATGGCCTGCTCAAGTTGAGCAAGTTTATCCTTCAGCGCTTGGTTCTCGCTCCGAACAGCCTTTAGCGGCTCGTAAACATCTTGCGGCAGTTTGTCTGGTGCAGGCGGCGCACCCTCTTCAACGCCCTTCGGTGCAAATCGACCCTGTTCATCGCGAGGCGGCCCATCGGGTTGCTCCTCGACTTGCGGCTGTTCCTCTACAGGTTCAGCGGTCGGTGCATCGTTCAACAATTCGTCTAGTGGTGTGTTCTCCATGTTACCCTCGAAAACGCCCTTAAAGATGGCGGCTCTATCAAACGCCCGATGTGCGGCGGCCACTTCCACGTCATCTCGACGTTGAACTAATGCTTGGTCGTACTGACCAAGAATATCCGAACAGGAACTTTGCGGTCTGGCGATGAAGCCAAGCCCATAAGCATGGCAGCGTGTGAAACACCTATCAACAATCTAGCCATTGAATTCCTCGTCTGCCATTTCCAGCAGGGCGGCTAACGTGCCTTCTGTCGCCCGCCCAAAAGGCAATGCGACAACATGGCGAATGTCTTCACCGTCGCGTTGGTATGTAACCCCTAAGGCATTAGGCCGCATGATTAGCCACACGTCCTTGCCACCCATTCCCAAAATCTCGTTTATCAAGCCCGCGCCTAAATTCACGCGGCAACACCCATTCCGGTGTTGAAGGCGTCCATCTGTTGCTTGACCTGCATTTGCTCAATCTGCGCATAGTTTTCCGCAGTCTCGCTTTGCAGTTTCTCAATCTTTGCCATTGCGTCGGCCATCTGGATTTGACCCATCTGCTGTTGTTCAGGTGATGGGCCTTGCTTCATCATTTCCAGCAGGCGCTCCTTGTTCCGAAGCGATGAAGCCTCGATAAGAACATCAGGAGGAATTTGTATCATTCCCGTTCCTGCCAGCTTCAGCATGGAATCAAACTCTTCCGCTGCAATGGTCGGGCTATCAATCCCTTCATCGACCAGAATATCGACATCAAGTTCAACCACATTATTCTCTATCTCAACAACCTGTTGCGACATCGGGTTCATGGCGAACTGCTGTAGCTGTTGCACCGCTTGCGGATCGGCTTGCTCCAAATTGTCCTTTTCAACGCCCATCTGCCTTGCAGCGGCTTGCAACGCGGTTACAGGGCGATTGACGCCTACAAAGCGCAAGTTGTTCTCGTTGTCGGTTACACGAACCCAACGCTCTCCCTGCCAGTATTGGCGCACCCTTGCCCATACTGACCGATAAACAGCCAGAGACATACAACGAATGCGGTCAAGGTAAGTAGCAAGCTCGGTCAAGCCACCCTGCTGCTGCGCAAGGATAGCGCGACCAGACATTCCAGCCTCATTCTTGCCACCCAAAGCAGCATTAGGCCCAAGCAGGTCAATTTCCGCCTTGGCTTCCTGCAACATTTGAAGGTTGGCCATCGCCATGTCGTTGGTCTGTAAAACCTCGACTTCGCCTTGCTCACCAACAAACACCCCATCGGGCTTTGACAGTTCACGACGAACGGCTTCGGCATTCTGTCCGGTCGAACGACTTACACGAACTTGCCGCGAGTTAATCAGGTGCAGCGCCTTGGAACGGCGCTTGTTTATCTCATCCTGTGCGCCAATCATCGTGCGCACTTCGCCATAGCGATTGTTCTCGCGGTCGATGTAAAGGCTCACTGCCTTAATCGGGCATTCGGGCTGGTCGTCTTCACCCATGTAAGGCGAGACTTGCGGGTCAACTACAAAACCGCCCTTAGTGAATATGCAGAATTTCCAGCCTTCAGCATCGCGATAGTAATGCTCGCAGATACGAACGCGCTTGCGCTTGTAATCCGCCCACATCTTATATTTCGGCTTGTCGTCGTAAGTGTCAGAACCTTGCGCTTGGCTCCACGTTTCAACAAACACAGCCTCTTTGTCCGGCCATTTCTTACGAGCCTTATCGACGTCCATCCAGATAACCTGCCCAAGATAGGCAGCATCTGCGAAGTCGAACTCGCTTGAATGCGGATCGTAATAGAACCTATCCCAAGGGATGCGCTTTAGTTCAGGATCAATTCCGCCTTTGGTTTGCTTGACGCCCACCATGATAGCGCAAGTGCCTTCAATGGCCAGTTCCTTGGCGCATTCCGAACGCTTGTCATCCCAGCGATTATCCTCGCAGGCATAGCGAATAACATCGGTTGCGGCCTGCGCGCTTTGCTCGTCGTCAGGGTTGCGCGGGAATGCCTTAGGGTCTTTGCGGGTCTGCTTTTCCAGCCCCATCATGGCGTTCACTTTGCGCTTTACGCGGTTGTAAGTAATAACCGGCTGCTTGCGGTTTTTAAGGGCTGTTTCCTCTTCTGCCGTCCATTGCTTTTCGTCGTAATAATCGCGGTCACGTTCCGCCTTCTGACGGCTGTCCTGTGTGGACTCTTCGCTTTCTTCGAACTGGCGGCAGAACATGCCAAGTTCGGCGCTGTAGTCGGTCACACCGTTCTCCATGACGCCTCCTCTTGTTCAGCTTTGTCCAGCAGTTTTGCCCATCGGTCGCCGCGCTTCTTTTCCGGTAGCTTGGTTGGCTTGTAACCAGTGCGCCGCAGTTCCTCTAAGGCATACCGCAGCGCGTCAATCGTGTGGTTGTTCTTGTCCTCTAGCACCGGCAATATCTCGCCAGTGTGTTCGTCAACCTTGTAGCTGTAGAGCGTCAGTTCTTCAGCAACCTTCTTGCACCGAGGATGAACGATAATATCGAAAGACTTCAAAAACTCTATGCCGTCCTCAATTGACCCCTGCCCCTTGATGGCTGGCGTAATCGAGAAGCCTTGACGCCGCATATAACTAACAGTTTCAGGCCGTGCGCTGTCAGCCCTGATTAGCCATTTGTTCGCGCCGGGTATCGTGTTGAACAACTTAGGCAGATGGTCAATCTCGCACCCTACTTGCCATGCCTCTGCGTCAACATACAGATTGCGGCCTTCGATATGACACCGAACGAGAACAGTCGGGTCTATTGCGAAGCCCCAGTCTGCGCCAAACCTGTGAACAGCGTCCGAAGGCGTCTCAAACTCTTCAACCTTCCAATTGCGAAACACCCGCGCTTCACTGTTCAGGCTATAAGCGCCCTGCCAAACGTGCAGAAACTTGTCCGGGTCACGCCGCCTGTCGTCTTCCAAGTCCGCCAGCAATTCAGCAGGCAGAAACGGGTTGTCGTTCCAATTCACTTCAATAACAACACTATCGGTCGGCGGATTGTCACCACGCAACAAAACGTCAACCGGATCGGTTGGCTTGCCGGGGTTCCAGCTAAACCATAATTCACTTCCGGGCTTGCGGATTGTCGGCCTAAGCAAATCCAGCGACCGCTGGCTCAAACTTTGCGCCTCTTCCACCCAAGCAACATCAAAACCTTCCAGCGACTTGATTGAGTCCGCCGTGTGGTTTTGCATCCCCTGAAACATGATAACACCGCCGCCCGGTGTCTTTATCTCTGCCTCAAGCACCGTAAACAGGTGCGCGACACCCAAAGCCTTTATCTTGTCCTCAACCAGCAGTTTGACGCTGTTCTTTAGCGACTTCTGCACTTCACGAACGCAAGCAGCACGAAAACCCTTTGACGTTGCCGCTTTGACAACAAGCATTTCAGCAAAAGCATGTGACTTGCCAGAACCTCGGCCACCATGCGCGCCCTTATACCGCTTGGGCTGCCACAGTGGCTTGAATATCGTTGGGATGCTTACATCGCGCCTAGACGAAGCGGACGTCGAAGCCGGTGAAGGCGATTGGGCTATCTCCTTCGTCTCCGCCAACATGTTTCACCTTATCGCTGTATTTGCCAGACAGTTTGCCAGCAGCCCATTTGCGAGCGTCAATCGCTATCCTGCGATCATCCGCATTCATGGCCACATTGTCCGCAATCTCGATTATCTGGTCGAAGTAAAGGTCAGCGCGTATCTCTTTCGCGCGCGCGTATCGGTCCGATTTGCCGTCTTCGATAATCCACAGATTGACCGTAGAACGTGCAGGCATGTCTTCATCCAGACAGATAGCGCGAAGGCTTTCCCCTTCTGCCATTCGCTTATAGACTTCCTGCATGATTTCGTCGCGGTTGTCGTATGCCATCGGTTATTTATGCACCGCGCGAAAAACAACAGCGCCATTCCGCTTTACGTCAACAAGTGCAGTCGGCATTTCCGGATAGTTTTTGTCAAGCTGACCATTCGGCATTACAAAGCCTTGGTATTCGCGCTTGGTCGGATTGCTAATGCTGTCCACTAGGTAAACGTGCATCTGCACTCTCCTCAATTTCACCCGTCCGCGAGCATTACCGCACGTTGCCAATCATAGGCTGCTTGTGAGTTTATGAAACTCTACCAAACGCCTTATGATGTTCAGCACTGGCCTTTGCGTATGCTTGAACGGCCTTTTGCTTGTCGTCGAAAAACCCTAAATGGATTGCGCGCTGGTCAACCCAAATCACTGAGCGCCAGCGCTTCCGGCTCTTAGACCATTGGACGCCCTTAAAGCCGCTGGTGTTGGCCTTTGATAAGCCATGGACGGTCCTTTCGTCTTTTGGTCAGGGGCAGGCGGTACTCTAACACCGTTCTGCCCCGAATTTTACCCGCTCCAAGTTACTGAACGCTGTTGCTAGTGTCTACTACAGAGTTTGCGACAGACTGGGCGGGATGGCTTAATTGCTCAAGCCGTGTCTGGTTGGCCAGAATAGGGGCTGGCCAAAAGTGTTCACGCGGGTCGTTTTCGACTTACGGCCTACCATCTCGCCTCAAAGGCTCTTTGCAGCAGCTAGGGACCGTCGCGCATCTGCTCTGCGGTCACGTCTCACCGTGATGCCGCGTGAATCAAAAAACCCGCGAGCCATCTAGGCTGCGGGCGAATTACAACTAATCTCATTTCGGCCTTTAGGCCCCTTTGCGTCAAAAGTCAATGTCAAAACAACGCTTCCAATCCATCGAGTGCTTCGCGTAGTCTGGCCTTGTCATTATCCGTTCCCTTGCGTGAAAGCAGCGCGTCAACCCAAGGCGGGCCGTGGTCTGGATTAACGTCAACAACAAGCTGGTCGAAAGAGCGCCGGACATTGCGCCCCATGCTGTTCACAATGCGCAGGCTTTCCGATAGCCATAGCTCCTGCTGTTTGACGCGGGCGTGGTCAATATCGACAATTGCGCCAAAGTTGCTGTCGGCAATGCAGCTTTTGACCGCGCCGGTTTCATATGCTCGCCAGTATAGCCGTGACACTTTGCGCGCCATGTCGAGCAATGCCTTTGCCTCGTTTCCTTTAGCGTCTTCGCCCTCGCCCAAAAAGCCCGCCTGATACAGTCTGCCTATAGCATCACACCCATCAGGGCCGTATAGTGCTATCATGGCCTGGGCGCGCTCTGTGCCCTTGTCGAAGTTTGATGGGCCGCGCGATAGTCTGCCAGACTTTGTGCGTTTGCCAGCCTTCTTTGGTCTGCCCATCCCTATTCTCCCAAATGCTGTGTTATGGCTTGGTGACGTTTAGCTTGGCGAATGCCAGCGCGCGCATGTCTTCCAAGTGGCTTGCTTGCGCGGACATTACGCCTTCGCTCTGCTTGCCTTGCGTCGGTCGCAGTCCGGCTTGCCAGAGTTCGTCAATAAGGCGCTGTGCGTCTTCCGTAGCGAGTATTAACAAAGGCTCGTCAACCGAAAGACCGCCCCCCTGTTCTTCCCAAACCGTTGGCTTGGGGTAGAAGTATTTTTCCCCCTGCTTGACGCGAGCAAATATGGCTATCCTCTCGGCATAGTCGCGGCGCTCTGCAAAAAAAGAGGTGCTGCCAATCATTTAAAATGCTCCTTCACGTAACCGGAAACATGCGCGTCACTGGCCCCTGCATATCGGCCTTGCTTGTAGTGTTCGAGTATCTGGGCTTTAGTCATTTTGCGCACCGTGATGTCTCCAATGAGGCGGGATAGAGCGGGGTCTTTGGGGCTAGGCTTTGGCGCGCTGGACATAGCCACCTGTTTCAGTTCGACGCAAAAGCGTTTGCACTTCGGCAATGCGCCGCCACCGTTCGGGCTTGTCGTCGATCTGGCTTTGCTCGACCTGCGAACAGCGCAATTCAGATAGCCATTCTTCAAACTTACTTTGCGTGAAGTGCTGACACTTGCTCAACGCCCTGTCACGGATCGTCGGGGCCGGGTTATATTGATTGAGATAGTGCAGGCACTGGCGGGGCGTCGGGAACCAATCCAGTTCACGGCAAGCCTGTTCAGTCATGTATGACAACGCCGCCTTGCTGTAACCGCCAAGCAACCGGACATAGACCGCAAACCGCTTTTGCCCGCCTTCCTCGTCGATGTTTTTGGCTGGCAGGGTTGCTGCGATAAATTCAAGCTGGCGAGCAATTTCCTGTGGCGCGGCTAATTCAAGTTCAGCAGGAAGCGATAAGGCCATTTGGCGCAAGCGGTCGCAATCCTCCATCGTCACTAGCGGGGCCGAAAGCAGCTTCTCGACTTCCAACGTCTCGCAAGACTGCCGCGAAACCGTCGCGGGGCGCTCCATTTTGATGATTTGACCGATTTGCTGTGCCATTGTTTGATCGTTCCTTTACCCAATCTGCTTTGAAACCCTGCCACCCTCTTGCGGCGCATTCGGCCAGCGCGTCGTTTAGCGACCAGCCAGCTAGTGCGGCTTCGCGTTCGATTGCAGCCAGTGCGGTATTGCTAAGGGGTGCGCGTTTGGCTTTCCGAAGTTCCAGAAAGTCATTCCAAACATTCAACTCAACGCCTTCAGGCATTGCAGGAACGCTCGCGCGCTTAGTTGGTAAAGCGTTAGCTTTATCAACATTGATGGTTCTTGATGGTTTGTCCGCAATTTCTGCGGGGGTCTGCGTCAATTTCTGCGGGGGTGCGGTTTCTGCGGGGGTGCAATTATTGCGGGGGTGGACAGTGTAGAAACACCCCTTCCCAAGACGCTCTTTGCGGGTCAAATGCCCTGCATCAACAAGCGCTTTTATCGCCGCCTGAACAGTGCGCTCTCCCTTGCTGCATTTCTTCGTCAGGGTTGCCATTGAAGGCCAGCAACCACCCTCATCATTCGCACAGTCTGCCAATGCCAGAAGCACCAGTTTTTCGCTGGCGGGCAAATTAATCTTCCATACTTCTGTCATTAGCGCGACGCTCATGCCGCGCTTCCTATGAACATGTCGCCTTGACGTTGAGCATCCTCAAACATTTGAGGCCACCAAAAATTCCGCTTACTTTCGTTATCCGATGCTGGAATTATTTGTAGGTTAGCTTCGCAATGAAGCCCCGAAACCCATTCGCTTTGCAGTGGCACTATGTGGTCAACGTGCCAGCGCCCTTCGCGGTGGGCTGCATCCTTATAGATTTCCGCTATTGCTTTATTATTTGCCCACTTAGGAATTGCCCGCAATTTTGCAGCCTTGCGTTTTGACGTCGAGGCCCTGCGCTTGTCGGCATTGGCCTTGGCCCATGCGGCGTGGTCATCCCGCAACTTCGCTTTATTTCGGTTCTTAAAGTTCCGATTAACTTCCCGCGCTAGTTCTAAATTTGAAGTGCGCCAGTCCGAAGCCTTTTGCGAAAGGCGTTCTCTGTTCTGCTTCGCCCATTCCGAATTTCTCTGTCGATGACATCCAACGCACCATGACCCGAAGCCATCTTTATAACGGGGATCGGCACGAAATGCTGTGAAAGGCTTTTCGGATAGGCAGCGCTTGCATTTTTTCATGCCACGACTCCTTCAATAAAAAGATCACCTTGCCGCTGTGCCTGCTCAATTCTTGAACACGCTATGTCGAAATACTTTTGCTCCCTTTCGATACCGATGAACTTGCGGCCCATCTGAACGGCTGCAACGCCCGTTGTGCCGCTGCCCATGAAGGGGTCTAGGATGGTTTGCGCTTCAGGTATTTGGTCGATTGCCCATAGCATGACACCAAGCGGCTTTTGCGTTGGGTGTTCGCTGCGCTCCTCTTGCCCCTTGCGAAGCATCCCGTTCCACATATGGCGCTTGATGCGGACGGGCTTATCTAAGTTTGTCCATGCGAGTTCGGCATCGGCGAAAGCGTTGCTGCCGTTTTCTTTATCCCAAACAAGCCAGCACCGGCTTGCGGGTAGGCCAAAATAATTGCCGCCAAAAACAACAGACCACTTTGCAGCCGCAACCACGGACGCAATCAGTTTGTCACTAGGCGGCGCACTATCCCAATCGGTGGCTTCGTAATGGCGCTTGGCAGCAGCCGCTTTGCCGTATTTCGTGCCGCTTTGTTTTGCCATGGTAACGTCAACACCAATCCCATAAGGCGGGTCAGTCACAACAGCGTCAACCTTGCCAAGCGTCGGCAAAATATCCCTGCAATCGCCTAGAAATAGTTGGGCATTGCCTATGATAACGGGATTGCTCACTCGCCCACCTCAAAAACAAAGTTCGAGCGCCGCCCCGCGAAATGCACTGGCTGCGGGTCAAACATGCTGTCGTTAATGCCTAGAGCGTCCGCAAAACCGTCCAGATAAGCCTTGGCAGCGGCTAGGCAGTTGTCCTTGTCGGGAAGCGGACCTGTTGCCTTGGCGCTTACTGTGAGCCTTATGGGAACGCGCTCGCCGTTATGCTTGAAACACACCGGCAAGACTTCTTTCATGGCAGCAAAGGCCCATGCGCGATGCTTCTTGGTCTGCGCAGACTTTGCGCCCCAATGAGCGCGGCCATTTGGCCATAGGTCTTTGTGTGGATAGGGCAGTTCGATTATCACACCAAGCCCTCCGAATATCCAGCCAGCTTGGGAACCTTTAAGCCTTCAGTAATTCCATTGCGTAGCATGTGCATCTTGCGTCCGTGCATTACGGTCGTGTGGTCATCGATGCGCATGATGCGGGCAATCGCCGGGTAGCTGTTGCCGCGCTCCCTGAAGTGCCAGTAACAATGCTGGCGAGCATTCACGACTTTGCGGTTGCGGTTGCGGCTCAATACATCATGACGGGTTACACCGTAGCGCATTGCTATCAAGCCGATTTGTTCGGATGTTGTCACTGTGCGGCTCTCCCGTATTTTGCAACATGATTGGCCTGCAACTGTGCGACTATGCGGGGGTGATGCTTTATCAGGGCTTTCAAAAGCGGATCGTCGCGCCGTGGTTTCGGCCCGCGAAAGTCGGTGTCCTTTTTGGAATCCCAAGCTGAAGGCTTGCCCTGCCCTTGCAGATATTTGCGGGGCAGGGATGCGCGCATTTTAGCAATGTCTTCTTTGTCGAAGCTAACGCCGAAGCGATGCTTTACATGCGCAAGGATTGCACTGTCATCCGTGAGATAGGTTGCCAGATAGCGAGCGAGCGCGGTTGCTGTTGAAGGTGCCTCATACATGATTGCGCACCGCCTTCATGTGATTTGGGACGGTATTCCCGCGCTTCATTTCTTCCAGATAATCGCAGTGAGTGCACATCGCTCTTTCAGGCGGAAGCTTTTTCCAAGTCTGAATGCGGCGGATTTCGTAATATCCGCAAGTGCACCTTACCACCCATGCGCTGCCCTTTCCGTTGCTGCATCTGGCAGTGTGGGATTGGCCAATAATCGTAAGACGACCTTTTCGGTCGCCAGTCATATCGTTTTCGGGTGGCCCACGGAAAGGCCGCGTAGGCAACGGCGCATCGCTGCGGACTTGCCACGGCTTGTCTAAATCCTTTTCAGGACTCCATTGCACACCGGAGCGCGAGGCTACTTTAGCCGCTGTTGCGTTTACAGGCGCAGAACTGAATATTTTGCTGTAGTGGCTCATGATGCCACACCCCGCAACGGGTCTTGCGCCCACCGTTCGCGCTGTGCTGCCAGCTTGCCTTGCCGGACACGTTCGCTTTCAACAATGCGGACTTGTTTGCGACGGCGAAGTGTCAAGGATAGCTTGACGGTTGCGATTGCTTTGCGGAACACTAGGCGACGCCTTCAGCAATCTTGGCCAGATGCACAGCAGCACCCGACTTGCTTGTGCGGCCCTTTTCGGCAATGCGCTCTAGGCGTTCGTTTTTGCATTGAAGAACATCAGTCAGGCGGCGATTGCTTGCCAGCGCCTCTTGGTAATCTTCCTCGATTGCGTTGCATTCCTTGCAGGCGTCGATGAAGCGATTCCAGTTATCAGTTGCCAGCTTTTCGTTACGCTCGGCAATGGCTTCCCAATAGCCTTCGTCGCTCGGTGTTTTGGCATAGGCGCGAAAGGCCCAGCCAGCAGCAAAGGCAAATGATACGCCTCCGTAAATCAGTAGTTCGTTCATGTTGACGCTCCTTTGTGAATATTGCTCCATTGCTTTGCGACCTGACCTGGCGGGATATATTCCAGCCTCATTTTTATAATGTCGAAAAAGACTGTCCCGCCCGAACCAGAGCGACCCGCAGACGGGACAGTCAGTCTTCCATCGCCGCGACCGGAGCAGTCATTTGCAGCGCGGGTATTCATTGGGCTTCCAACTCGTCAAGCTTGCGATAAAGCTTGTTCAATGTCTGCGCGCGCGGCTTTTTACCAGAGCGCCAGCGCGAAACCGTTGACGGGGCAACCCCGGAAGCAATGCAAAGCGCTGTAATGTCAATCGGGATATTAAGCGCCCGCACTTCGATTTTGCTAAGGATTTCGTTTGTCATGGCGCTATATAGGCCCACAACTTTTACCATGTCAACGCTATTTAATTGCGCAAAGTGCAAAATAGGCGCTTGACATAGTTTTCTGCCGGTGTATTCTGTGGGCAACAAACAAGGAGACAGGCGATGTTCGCATCTGACTTTTACAAAGCAATCAAACAGCAAACCACCGACGCGGCAGAACTTGACGCGCGCGATTGGCACAAGCCCCACACGGCCCTGATTGCCGAACTGGTACAGCTTCACACCATGCCAGCCACCAAGGCTGTATGCGACCGCATTGACGCTATCGAAGCTAACCTGAACGGGTGGCGCGATGATTATGTCCACGACCTGATGGTGGCCTATTCCAATGACGGTGATGACGATGCTTGGGAAAGTGCCGAAGCTGAAACGCCCAGCCTTGAAAGCCTGATTGAAGCCAAGTTTGCGGAGTGCGTAGCATGACCCGCGCTCAACAAATCATCGCAGAAGTAGAGGCTAAGAACGCTCCCCAATGGGCTGCACTGATAGCCCGCTTTCACGCTGCCAAACATCCCGACGCAATACTGGCTCGCAGGATGCGGGAGCGGATGGAACGGCAACACGCCGAAGCACTCACGAAGGAGTAAATGAAATGATTTTGAAAAGCATAAAGACTGCCGCCGAAACTGGCATCGAAGGCATCGAATTTGTCACTGTTGACAAACAGGTTGTTGAGATTGTGCTCGGCAAGTTGCGTATCCGCAAAGGCGAAAACTACACAAAAGGCCTTGAAGTTTTGGTTGAGGCTCCGTTTGAGCGCGAAGAACGCTACCGCCTTACTGGTAAGTTGACGGGCTTTCCTGACGCCGTTTCCTATCACGCTACAAAATACGAAGCCGAAAGTGCGGGTGCGTTGCTGCAAGATAGCGGCGGGAATGTCACCGTTGAACTTGTTGACGTTCTTATAGGCCCCGATGGCAGCATGGCTGGGGAAGCCGATGCCTCTCCAAAAACAGCCGACATTCTGTTTTGATGGCCCGTCAAGCACTTAAGGAGGATGCCCGTGGCTAACGCAAAATACGAATTTACCGGAGAAACTAAAGTTGTCTTTGGTGTTACCCTCAATCGCATTCGGGCTGTTGCTACCATTGCTGCAACCGGGGTCGTCGCTGGTGACGTTGGCGGATGGATTGAGCGCGAAGAAAATTTGCAGGTCTCTGGCAATGCGTGGGTCTCTGGCAATGCGCAGGTCTATGGCAATGCGCGGGTCTATGGCGATGCGCAGGTCTATGGCAATGCGTGGGTCTATGGCAATGCGCAGGTCTATGGCGATGCGCGGGTCTATGGCGATGCGCGG